GAAGGCAGTTTTGTATCCTTCCCGATTACTTCCTGCAGGTTTGATTTAACCTTGGCTTTCACCACCTCGCCACCTTCTTTTAAGACTTTAGGAATGATTTCATCTGTTTTTTCTGCCAGTTTTGATACTTTGAGTAGAAAGTCATCTGGCATTTTATAACTTGCTCTTGCCATAAAATCCCTCCTAAGCTTTTGTTTTTTCTACTTTTTCAGCTGCCAGTTCTAGATATAGTCCCCTGAGCACTTCAACGCTTAAAATTTTATAAGCGCCTTCATCACAGTGGATCATCATTCCTGGTGCTACGGTTACATTCGGGATCTTTCGCAATTGAAAGGTGGCATTAGCTTTTGTGAAGGCCGCCATGTTGGCCCATTTTCTTGAACCATGTCTCTCCTCTTTATAACCCCTCGTTCTTAAAATTAAGCTTTCTTCCTTATTTGAAAACCCGTCACTATCTTTAGTGAGGATACTATCTTTAATCTCAATAATTAGATTCATCTTTCCAAAGCTCATCTTCTCACCCACCCTTTACACTTGCCAGTCTTTTCCCGTTCGTAGAAGAAGGTGTACCGTCTTCCATACTTGATCAGAAGCCTTTACATTATCATTAAAGAAGCCACCAGTGGAACCATCTCTACTCTCATAAAAGTGTGAAGTCAGCATAATGATTCCTTGTTCGGTGGCTGGTGACATGGCGTTTGATTCATAGTAACCTTCTTCAAGATGCTGATAACTTTCACTATAGCTAATGGCAGCTGCAATAAGCCCTTCAATTAAAGCATCATCTTCTGAGTGGCTCAGGATGAGATTGGCTTTTACCTTATCAATCAGCGCCACGATTTATCACTCGCTTTCCATAAGACCAGCTGCTTTTAGTTTTGCAAGGAGTCCATTAAAATCAGCTAGTAAAGTCGCCACATCCTCAGCGGTGCTATCTGCTTGAACAGCTGCAGGTTTTAGCTCAGCTCCATCAAAGGTCACTTTTCCATCTGCCCCTATAGCAAGTTCACCACCAATCACTGTTTTTTCTCCGCCCTGTTCGGTATAATTCTTTGTATTATAACTCATGGTTTTTCCTCCTTAAAATTGTAAGAGGCAGCCCTTAGACCGCCTCCCACTTAGAATTCATTAGGCCTTCTGCTGAAGCACCTTAATCGCTTCAGGAAGGATTAGCTTTGCATCCAGTCTTTGCGATGCCAAGAAACCAACCTGACCATTAGCTGCATAGAGCTCATTAAGTCTCTTAAAAGTTCTGCCTTGACGATCAGCAATCCAGTAATAGTTGAAATCTCCAAAGAGAATCGTTTTTGCTCCTGCTTCTGCCGTTGGCATGTACTGAGATGTAATCACTGGACGATTCAAAATCGTATCCGGTGTTCCAGCCTTAAGAGAAGGCTGCCACAAATATTGACCCTGTCCATCTTTTAGCTTTCTAATTTTCTTTACTGTAGCATCATTAACAAGGAAGCTGGCATTCTTTCTATATGAAGTTTTCAAACTATGATATAGATCCAGCACCTCGTCAAGTGTAATGGCTGTAGTACTTGCTGCAGTTACACCAAGGCTAGCACCACCAGTCGCATGAAGGAGTCCAGTCGGTTTGCTGCTTGCATCTCCTGTAAGGAATGCTTCTTCTTCAGCGGCACCGATTCTTCTTGCAAACTCAGCTGCAATATAGCTTTCTAGGTCGAAATAGCTATCATTAAGAAGCTCATCCGATACTTTCAGCATGGTTCCAAGTTTGTAGGCTGACAAGGTCACCTGGGTGAAAGCATCATCACTTTCTGTCAATGCGCTTTCTTCATCCATCCAAGCGGCAGAGCCATGACTGGCTACTACAGGAATCTTTCGATCGCCATAGCTAGTCGTAATCACATTGCAAAGCTTCCTAAGCACATTGGCTTCCTCAAGGGCCTGAATCAGCTGGTTTTCATATTCATCCGGCACAAGATACCCACCTTCAGAATCGGTTCCCACTTCAAGGGCATTTTGCACAGAAGGATTCATCTTATTTCTCATTGCACCCCAAAAGGCTGTGCCATAAGCATCCGATGCCCTACCCGTTTTTTCTTCTTTCATTTTTTCAGGTCTGGAAGCAAGAGGTTTTGTACTTGCTGCAGAAAGTTCTCTGTCCATCATCTCTTGACGCTCAAGGCGCTCGATTTCTTTTCCAAGACTGACAACCTCATCTTCCATTTTTTCATAAACTGCATTGTCCTCGGGTTTGATCAGACCATTTTCCTGACGATGCTCATCAAGGAATATTTTTGCCTGCTCCCAAACCTTGGCTCTTTGCTCTCTAAGTTCTTGAATTTTATTCATCTTTATTACCTCCAATTTTTAATCAGCTCCAGCCGTCTTTCCAGCTGGGCAATAGGAATCATTGTCTTTTCTATTGGTTCTTGCTTTGCTTCTTCATTCTTAAGCACTACTTCAGAACCAGAATTTTTTTCTTCTTCCTGCTTATCTGAGAGATATTTCATCCTCGCTTGAATGCCGGGAAGTTTGTTCCTTAAAGCATTTGTCACCGTCATCTGGTCAAAGATAAAGCCATCGCCACTGTCATCTGCCGGCTCTGATTCATAGAGAATCTTATCGGCAAACTTCATCTCGATAGCTTTGTGGGCACTCATCCAGGTTTCAGCGTCCATCATATGTGAGATTTTTGCTCTGGAAAGTCCTGATTTAGTCTGATAAGCATTGATAATACTTTCTTTTACTTCACTAAGGAGATTAATCCCCACCTGTAGATCCGCTACTTCACCAGCAATAAGCATGGCTGGGTTATGGATCATGATGACTGACAGCGGCGAAACACACACCTCATCTCCTGCCATAGCAATGACAGATGCCGCACTAGCTGCAAGACCATCTACATGAACACTCACTTTTCCTGGATATTCCTTAAGCATGTTATAAATCTGCGCTGCAGCGAAGGTGTCTCCACCTGGTGAGTGTATCTTTACAACAATGTCATCCGCTAAATCCCCACTACCATAAAGCTCTGTCTTGAACTGTTTTGGGGTGATGTCATCATCAAACCAAGAAGACTCTGCAATATACCCTTCAAGGTGCAGGGTTCTTGACTTCGTTTCCTCGGCTTCATTCACCACCCATCTCCAAAATTTATCCATTTAATCGACCTCCTTTCTTAGCATGAAAAAAGCACTCCCCACTCTTGAGAAATGCTGTTAATACTTCAAATTCAATTATTAAGTTGTCCACAGAAATGCCCCAAGTTATACACTTATCATCAAGTCTCATCACCACCACTCTCGTCGATCGCCTTCTTCGCATAAGCCCCTGCCATCTTAAGTGGTAGCATATTTCCATTCGTCAAATATAAATCGCCGCCATCTTCTTCAGAAATCGGATCCATGTTTTCCATCCTTCTTACGTCATTAACAGAGAAAAAACCATTTTGAATTCCAATAGCATAACCATCCATTCTGGATTTATAATCTCCTCGCATCAGTGCCGAAGCGTTGAAAGATACAAAACACAGACCCTTCTCTTTTTCTAGGAAGAGCTTCTTATTCATGGCCTGCTCAATTCGAACCAGCCAAGGTCTAATGGTATGGACCACAAAACTGATGGACTGGTTCTCAATGTTAGAAAATGAAGACTTGCTAAGGTCTGCTACCATGTGAGGTGGCACTTGAAAGATTCTACAGATCTCTTCAATCTGAAACTTTCTTGTCTCTAAAAACTGCGCATCAGAGTTTGGCATGCTGATGGCTTGATACTGAAGGCCATCTTCTAAAACAGCCACCTTATTACTGTTATTAATACCACCATAGGCTGCCTGCCAGGCATCTCGCACCTTAGTAGGATCTTTTATAGTTCCTGAAGTAGAAAGAATTCCGCTGGGTGTCGCATTATTGGCAAAGAACCTACCACCGTATTCTTCAGCGGCAATATTTAGCCCAATTGCATTTTTTGCAAGCGCCACTGGTGAATAACCCATGACACCATCAAACCCTAAACCCGGTACATGAAGCACTTCTTCAGGACCTAGGTAATGAGTCACACCTTCTTTCCGGTAGACATAATATAGATTGCCTTTACTGTCCCGGTCCACTGTCATCTTATCCGGTAAAAGTGGATAGAGTGACACCACTTCCCCTTTACCATTTCGAATAACCTGACAGTAAGCATTTCCCCATAAAAGAAGATGGGCCATCATGGTCTCCCTTAGACTAAATGAAGTCATCTCGGGATTCGGCTCATCATGAAGCAACTTATATAGAGGATGGGTATAAATCTTCTCTTTCCCGTCATCTTTGTACCTGTAGGTATGAAGAGGTAAAGAAGCCACTGTTTCTGCAATAATTCTCACGCAGGCAAAGACTGCTGTGGTCTGCATGGAGCTTCTTTCATTCACAATTTTCCCTGATACACTTTGTCCCATATAAAAAGCGGGAGCACTGCTAACACTATCTGTGGGCTGTCCTCTCGCCTTAAATAATCGTTTAAATAAGTTCGCCATCTTTGTCTCCCTTCTATCCTAAGATGATCATGTCGCGCTGATCGTAAATGGATCCGCCATCATCTGGTGGATTTACTGCAGCTCTGGCAAGACCCATAATAAGCGCTACAATACCATCAATCTTCTCCGATGATTTTTCTTTATCTACTTTAATATTTCCAGCGGGATCCGTCCTTACCACAATGTTGTCTGCCATCCACCTTAGGACCGGATGCCCACCATGTGCTATCTGCCCACTTAAAATAAGTCTCATAAGGTCTTTTGTCGGTGGTGACATATCTTTAAATCCCTGGCCAAAAGGTACAACGCTAAAGCCCATCCCTTCAAGATTTTGACTCATCTGCGTTGCTCCCCAGCGGTCATAGACAATTTCTCTAATGTTGTAAATCTCACCAAGGCTCTCGATAAACTTTTCAATAAATCCATAATGAACCACGTTTCCTTCAGTCAAATGAAGGAGTCCTTGGTTGTTCCAAATATCATAAGGGACTTTATCTTTTCTAACCCTTTGGTGGAGGGTTTCTTCAGGAAGCCAAAAGTAAGGCAGCACCTGGAATTTACCGCCTTCTTCTATCGGTGGAAAGACCAGGACAAAGGCTGTTATATCGCTGGTGGATGATAAATCAAGTCCCCCATAACACACCCGGCCTTTTAGTTCATCTGGGTCCACTAGTATATTACAAAGATCCCACTTATCCATGGGCATCCATTTGATTTCTTGCTTAAGCCACATGTTTAGTCTCAGTTGCTTAAAAAGCGCAAAGTCTAAAGGATCATCTTTCACACTTCTGTAGTGTTCTCTGACTCTTTCTATGGTAATGGTATGACCAAGACTTGGGTTGGCCTTATACCAGTTATTTTCATCTTCTATATCCACATCATCGTCCAGTCCATAAATAATGGATAAAAAGGTTGGATCTACACGCCTGCCGTCTAAGATATCTTTCGCCTTTTGATGCATCTCCCAGCCATAGCCTGAGAGTTTGTTTCCTGCAGTTGTCAGGTATAAAAAGAGCGGCTGAGTTCTAGCATCGCCTGAACCAGTGGTCAGCATCTTGGCTAGGTCTGGATTGGGATAAGTCCAAATCTCATCAAGGATGACGCAGGAAGCATTGATCCCTGACTTTGATTTAACATCAGAACTTAATACCTGATAAAAGCTGCCTGTCTTTGGATAGACAATTCGTTTTGTTGACCTTACTAAGTTTGTTACTTTCGATAGCGTAGAATTCCCTTCTACGAAATTCATACTGGTATTAAAGATGATACTGGCTTGCTGCCTATCACAGGCTGCCACATATACCTCAGCATTTGGCTCGCCATCAGCAAGAAGCATATATAATGCAATAGCTGCGCCGAGTTCACTTTTCCCATTTTTCTTACCAATTTCCACATAGGCCGTTCGGTATTGTCTTGTTCCATCCTCTCTAAGTGTTCCAAAGAGTTGTCTTATAAGATTCTTCTCCCAGGGGAGCAACTTAAAAGGCTGGCCGGCCCATCTGCCTTTAGTCAGTTTTAATTGTTCTATAAAATTTATCGCATGATTTGCGTGGGCTTCACTAAATGGCATAAGACCTTCCTCCTTTTTATTTTTTCAAAATATCATCTGCTTTTGGAACGCCAGCAAGCAGTTCTTCCATAGCATTTCCTTCAATGGTAGATCCGGAATTATTGATATTTAGCCTGCTTCTAGCTGAGGGACTAAGTCCTAGTTCTGAGCAGAAATTTCGCATCTGCTTTAGGTTCTGCTGAGCAATAGACACCTGAGGTATCTGCTGGATATATCCGGAATTTGTTTTCAATATGGATCCATGCTTTGAAATAAACTCTTCTGCTTCTTTCCATCTGGCATAAGCCTGACAGTATCCAGCAAAGCTGGCCATATCGACTCTCGTTAAGAGCCCCATAGTTTCTAGTTCTTTAGATAACCGTCTCCATTCTTTTTTTGCATCCGGTTCTAGCCATGACGGGCATTTCGGTGCCTTCTTTTCTGGTTTTGGTTCATTTTTATTTAGCGGTCGTTTGCCTGGATTGCCTTCCAGCTCCTTAACCGCTGTTGGTTTTGGTGGTCTTCCTCTACCAGCCATAACTTTCACCTCCTTTATTTTCCCAAAGAAAAAAGACCCGAAGGTCTTTATTCATATAGCAAACTTTGTTATAGGTCCTATATCATTTCGTTTATATTGACACTTATCTTTTCTACCATCCAATCTGTAAAGCTTTTGAACCATTCCTTTGAGAACTTCTCTGCCATCTCTTCACTGTTCCAGTAGCAGGCCTGATCAAAGTCAAAAGTCCATTTAGGATTTCCATCCCACATACTGAGGTATAACTTCTTACCTGTTTTTGTTTTCATTGTAACTGTGTAGAAAATCTCCACCGCCTTCGCCTCCTTCGTTTTGGTATATACATATATCACTCTGAAGAAGGTAATAGTCAAGGATTACTTCCCACGAATTCCTTTATAGTTGAAGTTACCTTTCCTAATTTCATCCTGATCTGCCTCAACCGCTCTTTTATATTCCGGATCTTTAGTTTCTTTCTCTTTACAGGCCATACAGATACACTCATCGTTAAACATAGACATGATGCGGCCACCTTCTAAAGAACCACCGCAGCGGTCACAATATTTCTGATTAAAAAATTGATCCATTCTATCACCTCCTACTCAACCTCCACATATTCCATTAGAATCCTCAAGGCTTCATCATAACTTTTTGCTTCTTTTGTAATCCTACTAATCATTTCATTTGCTTTTTCGGCTTCCCCGGATTCTTTAAGGGTTCTCGATACAATCCCCATAAGGTTAAAGATATTCCCATCTTCACCAGTGAGTCGACATTTAGGTTTCATCCATTTCACCTACCTTCTAAAAGCGCCACTGCCTTCTAGATGTTTAAGCAGCGTCTTTCTGCTTTCTTTATACTCTGGCCCCTTCATGCCGATCCGAATCAGCCAGGTTCTTAGCGCATACTTTGGATTATCGTCTTGGGCCTTTTTATAAGACGCGCGCTTTAAAGTCTTAGCATATTCAGAAATCAGTACGCAAAGGTCTTTGAAGGCTGATATCTTCTCCGGTATTAACTCTGCTCCCCCAAGATAAAATGTAAACGTCTCATCTTCAAAATCAATCTGAAATCCAGGACATCGGTCTGGCCCTAATTGAGTCAGCGCTACTTGTAATGTTTCAAAATTCTGGCTCTCTTCAAGATGAAGGTCTTCAGCAAAGTCGTCATCCATAAACGAAATATCTGTTTCAAAAGCCTTCATAATCAATCCCTGCTTACTGGCTATCATGTTAATGATGTTTTTTAGACTCTCGCTTGTGTGTCCATCCATATCCATCTTAATCTCGGCTCCATCAAGCGCTGTTAAAGCATTTCCTATCCTTGATGCTATAGGTTCTTCTGCTGTTTCTACAGCTTGCAAGATTTCAGGTTCTTCACTTGAAGCTTCAGCAACCTGACTACTAAGTAGCTCTTCCATCGTGACTGTTTCCCCATCTTGTGTTGTAATGGTACCAAATCGGTCAATGGTGTACACTTCATTTTCTGTACGGACCTCATAATTAAATGTTGGAACGCTTAAGTATTTTGGCTTAACACCAAAATGCTCCCCTAATGCCTTTACTAATTTTTTTCTATCCATTTCACATGCCTCCCTGCATTTTTGGTACTTACATATATCACTCTAAACACAGGATATAGCAAGGCCTTCTTCATCATTACTACATAAAAATGCACTTAATTATTCGCATTCACTAAGTCAGTGCGGATAATTAAATGCACCACTTAAAAAAGGGCGCTAGGCCCTTATTGCTAACCAAGTTCTAAAGCTGTGTAGCGAGGATAATCATATCCTTCTGTGTTAATAAGTATCTTCTTGCCGGTGTCTACATTTCTGACCCTAATGCATTTAATTTCGCCTTTGTCATTGATACCACCATCTTCTGACATAATCCAGGGTTGGTCTTTCAACAAATCAGCTGCAAAGTCAATAAAGTCTTCATCTTTTAGAATCACTTCTCTTGTGATAATGTAAGGCTGACCTTTCTTGCCATCCTTGATTGCTTGTTGGGTGAGCTCATTAAGCTCTTCTATATTACAAATCTTCCTTCCGAATAAGGCTCTATTCATCACTTTCTCCTCCCACTCTTTTGAAATATCCAGTTTCCAGAAATTCTTCCATCTCACCTGGAGTGTATATCAGACATTCGATATCCGCTTCTTCAATAGGCACTAGGATATAATCTCGACCCCACTTGCCAGCAATTTCGTAAACCTTACCTCCTCTTTGTTTAAACCTGTCTTTCTTACGAATCATCATTTCTTTGACCTCCCTTACATTTGCTAGTACTATATATCACTCAAAAGCTACACAATTGCAAGGGGTATCTGGAAGTAAAGCTGTCCGCATCTTTTATAAATAGGATGACGGATATTTCCTAATAGCTTTTTCACTGATCATCAGAGCATCTTCAATAATACTTTCGTCAAATCCTGCCGCTTCATATCCGGCTTTGACCGTCTCCAGGTAGCTTTTACTAGGAAGATTCAAGTGGATTCTCTCTATTACCTTATCGGTCATAATATACACCATGGCGGTAATGGTCTTGCCATCATCAAGAGTAACCTTCACATCTTCTTTTTCATAAAACTTCGGGTAGCCTTCATAGAAGTCTAGAGCCTTCTCGTCCTCAGGTTGAAGTTCCCAAATAACCACCGGAACCTTACTGCCGCGTTTTTTCTCAATAGTGCAATAGGCACCATCCTCTCTTCCTTTGAAAAGAAGTCTGTACCCTTTCAAGATTCCTTTGCCATAGATTTTTGCACTAGGACAACGCATCGCCATCTGCTGCACATTTAGATTTGACCCGTAGGCCACGTTTAATCGCTTATCCATTTCATACATCCTTTCTTGTAAGGGCCGGTTTCTCCCCTTCAGCTTCGCCTGTGTGGGCTTAACTTTTAAAAGAGGAACCCTTCTACCACCTCAAGAGCGGTTTCCCGCTCAATAGGTTGAAGGCGCCGCTTTTATTCTTATCTATGCGGCTGTGCGAAATCTCCAGGCTGCGCTTCCATCTAAATGCTTACAAAGGTGGTCTCTACAGTTCTTAAAATCTTCTCCAATAAACCCGATTCGGTTTAGCCAGGTTCTCATGGAGAACTTTGGATTCTCTAACTGTGGCTTCTTGCTGCTGGCGCTCTTTTGAGTAAGAGCCTGATGATTCATGGCAAGGGCTAAAACAATGTAGCTTCTAATCTTTCCGGCATGAAGAGTTCCGTTAAATCCCCTAAGTTCAACCGTTCCGCATCCGTTAAAAAGGCTATGAAGATTTAGAAAATGGTATCGACTTTGATGATAATGCTTTTCTCTTCTATCGCTGTAGCCTTGGTACCAAATGTCTTCAATCTGCTTTAGCGTTTTTGGTTTTTTCTTATTCATTCTTTCCACAAGGCTTTGATCCATCTTTTTGCAATAATTCATTCTTCTTCGCTCTATTTGAAGGGCCTCGTACAAAAGGTCGTTCCTTGAGTAAATGATGTTCATGAAGTTTCTGATGGACCTTGGTGTATGGTCCCTGCCATCTAAGTGAATATGAATGCCAGTGCAGTTTTGCTTTTCTGAAAAAGCTCCTGCTTTCCTAAGTTTTCTCACCATCTCCTGAAGAATAGCCACATCCTTTTCGTAGGTTAGGATTGGGCTGACCAGCTCGACGCTGTATTCTTTTGAAGCTGAAACCTTCTGGCCGCCTGATTTCTTTTGGGTGTTGATGCTCCCGTCATGCATCACTTTCCATTTTCGACCGTCGGGTGCTGTAATTCTAAAAGTTCCGTAGTAATCATTAAGCTCCTCAATGGAACCGCCTAAATGCTCTGCTACAATCTTTGCCGCTTTTCTTCTTGTGATTCCTGTAAATTCAATCTCGATACCGAAGTTACTTTTCAAAAAATCCTTCTTTGCCATCTCTTTTTTCCCCTTTCAAAGTTTAGTGTGTTTCTTTTGTCATGTACATATATCACTCTAAAAGGGACTTATAGCAAGGACTGTTTTTTATAAATGCAGTTTATTTTCTTTATCTATCCTATATATCATTACACCTAGCAAACTCACCAAAATATTTTAGTGCAGCTTCATTATAGGCTCTCGCAGCGTCTTTCTCATTAACAAACCGTCCTAAATATATGGCCTTATTATTTAACTTTATCCTTGCCTCCCACTTGCTAGCATTTTTTCGTTTCAACACACCTTTATATTGAGATGTACATCTTACTTTAGGTTTTTTCCTATTGAATGCATTTTTCTGTACGGTTGCAAATCTCAGATTAGAACGTCTATTATCTAATTTATTTCCATTAATGTGGTCAACCTGCTGATTTGCTTTAGCATTCATAATGACTCTATGCATATGGACCGTACGAGGCTCAGTGCAATTTTTTCTGCCTTTCCGAACTGCATAACCAGTTGATGCACTATAAGACCAACTGTACTGTGATATTTCTTTATAATCTTCATCACTAACCGAAACCACTCTATTCTGCGTAATTTGAATTTCTTTCATTAGATCTCCCACTAAAAATAAAAAGAGCCCCTAGTCATTGACTAATGCTCATTTGGTAATTCCCTATAATGTATTTTCTCTCCATCTCTCAAGAGATAGACATCTTCATCTGTTCCAACATGCTCAATGAACCTTTTTGCAATAACATCTACAAATTTTTCATCAAGTTCAGCCGTATAGCAAATTCGATCAACCTGCTCACAAGCAATTAAGGTACTCCCTGAGCCGCCAAAAGGATCCACAACAATGGAGTTTACACTAGAACTATTCTTAATAGGATATGCGATTAATGGAACTGGCTTCATCGTACTATGAAGACTACTTTTAGAAGGCTTATCAAATTCCCACACGGTTGTTTCAGCCCTTCCTGCATACCACTTATGTTTTCCTTTTTTCTTCCATCCAAAAAGACACGGCTCATGTTTCCATTGATAAGGGCTGCGTCCTAATACCAAAGATTGTTTCACCCATTGACATACCCCTGAAAGATAAAACCCCGCGTCCTGAAATGCCTTTCTAAAAATATAGCCTTTAGTATCTGCATGAAATACATAAATAGATGCATCAGTAGCCATAATACTCTCCATGTTTTTAAAGGCGTCAAAAAGAAAACTATAAAACTCTTCATCTTTCAAATTGTCGTTTTGAATCGTACCTTGACTTCCATCATAGGAAACGCCATATGGAGGATCCGTTACCACTAGATTTGTTTTCTTTCCATCCATTAGTTTTTCATAAGTCTCAGCTTTAGTACTGTCTCCACAGATAAGTCTATGTTTACCTAATAGCCAAACATCACCTTTTATTGAAATCGGTTCTTCTTCTAAAGCTGCCTCAACGTCAAAATCATCATCACTGACATCTTTATCATGAACCCTGCTAAATAGATCCTCAATTTCAGCAGCATCAAACCCGGTAAGGGTCACATCAAAATCCTGGGCTTCCAGATCTTTAATCAGATCAGCTAAAGCTTCAAACTCCCAATCTCCTGTCACTTTGTTAAGAGCTACGTTGAGCGCCTTCTCTTTTTCAGATGATAACTTCACTACCACACATTCTACTTCCGTGTGTCCTTCTGCAATGAGTACCTTATATCGTTGATGGCCTCCGACAATATTGCCCGTCTCTTCATTCCAGATGATTGGCTCCACATAACCAAATTCG